GAACATGAAGGACTTCATAAGTTAAAAAAGGGACCATAGAATTTTTTAACCGATGAAGTCCTCTTTGACAGACATATTCACCTATTGGAAGTTTAGGTGCTCCAAGATAGGAATGTTCTAAAGTATAAGCCAGCAGTTCATTTTGTGAATTTTGAAGGATACCAAAGATTCCATCCATCCTGAAATCTTGTCTAATCAATTGAATTTCATTCATTAATAAAATTCCTCAACTAAGATCATTCCTGATCCACCAATTCCTCCACTCGAATTAGCGCCCACGCCTTGACTGCCAGAAGCTCCTACGGAATAAGAGTAAGTTGCAGAAGGAGACGGAATAATTGCGATAATGCCGCATCCTGCACCTCCGGCTGCACCTGAACACCCGGTAGAACCTAAACTCCCTCCTCCGGCTGCTCCACCTCCTGAATTAGGAACTCCATCTCCTCCATTGGCTCCTGCTAAACCTACTGCTCCAGCGCCTCCTCGAAAACTTGCCCCTCCTTGAGGTCCAGGAAGAGTTTGAACCAAATTATTTCCTCCTCCCCCATTTGCTCCCGGATAAACCACTCCGTACGCAGGAGAATTAATCGTTCCCGTTCCTCCTACACCCCCGCCCGAAGATCCTCCCCCATCCCCTCCTGGTCCACCTGCTCCTCCGTGAGCAGTCAAAAGAGAGGTACCAAAAGTCGTATCCCCTCCATTGCCTCCATTGGCTAAACCTGAGGCTTGCATCCCACCGCCGCCTCCGCCTCCAGCAATCAAGGTGACTCTTAAAAAACTGGGCGAAGGGTTCGTGGGAGTCGTATAAGTACCTGATCCGGATAAAAACGTTTGTTGTGTGGGAACCGGAGTTACCCCGGTTACTCCGAAAGGAAATGTAGGTGAACCTGTTCCTGCTGCGTTTGTAATATTATCAACCTGTAGTGTAGACATTTTTCCCCCATTAAAAATTTAAAGAATTCGAACAATCCCTGTTCCTTGAATCGATAAAGTCCCATTTGCCACAATCGATGTCACCCCAATTAAAGACGTGCTACTTCCTACCGTCAATGTCTTTCCAGATCCTATTGTCAGATAAGGATAGGTCATGGAATTGCCAGTAGGAATACTAAAAGAACTATAAAGAGAATTGATCGTTAAAGATCCATTTTGGATCATGCCTGTCCAAAAGGAATTATCCGTAACTGCATGATTTAAATTCGTATCCACACTCGATACATAGATAGAACCATTTGATTTGACAAAATCACCGGTATAATAAGTTGTTGCTGAATCCCAATCAGAAATCCCCTTTTGCATGATATAAGCAAGTTGATAGGCAAAAAGATAACCAAGTGCGTTCATATCTTCAATGGCAGGAGAATAAGCTCCTTCCACCGCTGCAAACCAACCATCAAGATAATTGGATAATGTCTGGATAATGTCTGGAGTAATGGTACTTCCCGAATATCTGACTGGGGTGCCTTGAGCAAAGCTCCCGAATTCTGCCATTTGATTAGTTCCAGCAGTGGATCCAAAAAGTTTCTGAGTATACCGTATGAGATTAGCCATCTGATCCCCCTATCCAATGAATGAGCCATCACTATAAGATAGCCAAATAAAATTAGTATCAAAATTATCGTAAGTATTAAAAGGTTTTACAAAAGGATTTAAACCGTCATAAGTACTAAATCCAAAAAATTGATTTAAAACAGGTGGAATAATAACAGAAATTCCGACTCCCATGGGTTTAGGAATAAGCTTTTCTTCGATCAGAAGTGTAAAGAGGTCCTCACTTCCAATGGATTCTAAAAGCATATAACTCATATACATGTTTTTAAAATCAGTGATCAAAAACTGACCTGGAAAAAATTGATTCAGATTTTGTTCGATATCTTGAAGGGAGCTTCCTGAATTATTTTGTACAATAGCAAAACGAATCAAAGTTAAAAAATCAGAATCATCTAAACTAATCGGTCCATTCATGGAAGATCCGGTTCTAACGACCCCCACATATTTTCCAAGTAAATCAAGCTGAACACCTATGGCTATAGAAGATCCCATCAAATTAAATGCATTTTGAACTTGAATCGGTAAAGTCTGATCGATTTCAATGATTGAAATCTGAACTGCGTTGCCTGCTGAATCTAAGAGAGAATTGTTTGAAGCGGTTAATAAAGAGGCAACCCCGACGACTCCGGTAAAAGTAATCTCAAGTCCTGAAGAAATGCTCCCTGTAACGGTGATGGATTCGAATCCTGATAAGGCTCTTAAATCCGTTTGAATGGTAGAAGCTGGATCATTCCATTGAATCGGAGCAGTGGCCTGAGAAGAGTCGTTTAAAACAAAAGATCCACTCACAGGAGGCTCTGAAAAGGTGACTGCTTGAACAGACGTCTCAGGCATGATGACTGGAGTAACGGTAGCTGCTACTTGAGCTGCAGCTTTTGGTTGACCTAAATACTGAACAATGAGTAGATTGGCGTAATAAGCAATGATTTCTAAGGGTGTCATTGTTGTCTATTCCCATATGTTGAAAAAGGCGTGGTCAAGAAGTCTTCCCTGATTTCTTGGCCACGTTTATGAAAAAGGATCTCTCTTTTTTCATAAAAAGTTAACTCACTGTAATCGTACATGTTGTGAAGTTCCCAAGTGAATCCGTGACTTTCGCCACATCTGTTCCTGTTGATGAAGAAGTATAAAGACCGGTTGAGGAGTTGATACTGCCTGAACCCGATTGCATGGAGTAGGTGAAGTTCCCATGACCTCCTAATCCTGTGAATTGAATCGTGTTGCCTCCGCTTGCGATAGAAGCAATCGTATGAGTGACTAATCCATTCACGATGACGGAAGTTGCAATTGGGGCAGATAAGATCATCGGAAGAATAATGATGTCGGCAGTTGACACGACGAATTGATCTTTTTTAGAAACCGGTGTCAGAGTCACCGTATAACTTCCGGTTGCAGTAAAACTAAATCCAGAATTCAAAACCAACGTATTTGAATCAATTTCCTGAACAAGAGTAGACATTTGATTGATATTCACTTCGGCATTCACATCTGGAGTATAGATTGTAGGAAGACCTTCAATGATGGCAGCAATATTGGGTGCATGAATTCCATCTAATGAACTTGCTGTAAATTGGATAAACAGATCAACCGGATTCACCTGATCATATGAAATAATGAATTGTGTCCCGTCCACTTGAGTAATCGTATAATTGATTTCTCCAAACATGCCGCATGCAGCGTTTCTTTTAGCATAAATAGCCTGAGCAATCGGATTATAGATCCCCCAATCAGAAGGATTTGTGGTCGGATCATTTCCTAAATTATTATTTTGCCAAGAAATATAATTCACTGATCCGACACTGACGATTTGTCCATAAGAATAAGAAACGAGGGATAACCAACTGGCTGATAAAGCAATATCAGGATTCCCTGAGACAATCACCCAGATCGAGTGTCCAGGAACTCCGTTTCCATCGGTGATGGATCCATTGTTTTCATAAACTAAAACACTCGTCAGACCATTGATATTTTTTAAAAGACCCAATAACCCTTGTAAATATCCTTGAGAAGATAATGAGACGGAATTCCTTCTTCTGATTTTTAAAGCTGCATCCGTTTCTTCGTTTGTTCCTAAAGAAGTATAGGTCGTCGGATTATTCACCGAACTCACCCCAAGCACAATCGTGACAGGAATTGTGATCGTATTGGGTATAGTCAGCACTGCTCCGGGAACAGAAGATTGAAAAGCAAACACATGAGTTCCCGCTGTCACTCCGGTTTGAGTTGAGATCAATTGCCATTGATTTCCAGCCTGATCTGAAACGGTATAAATAGCTTGGGTGGCTTGATCGAGTCCAAACAGATTCACTGATTGAGAAGTCACGATGGTAATATTTGTAATCGTGGACGTGCCTCCTTCTCTTTCAATCCCGTTAATGGCTACTCTTTGATCGAGCACCACGCCTAAAGCATTATCTGGATCAAAACTATTATAAATTTGAGTCAGTAAATCCTGAACATCTAAGATGGATTGAATAAAAATATTCATCAACTGCCCATCCGGAGTACTCGAATCTAAAACAATATCTGCTCCATAAATTTGTTGATAAGAAGCAGTGAAAAAAGCCAAAAGCTCTGCTTGTGTTGCCGTTTGTAATCCTTGAGCGTTGAGCACATTTGGCATAAAAAATTATCCCCCCAGATCTAAACTAAATGTATTTGATAAAACGGAGTAAGTCGTTTGAGCACGATAGACCACACTAAAGCTTCGGTTTTCTCGATCTAAAGTACTTGAAACTTGTAAAATTCCGGTAACATTCTCGGTATTTAAAATGACAGCGGAGATGGCCAGATTTAAAGCGAGTTGATCATTTTTTGAGCTTAAAAATGTGAACCAATCGATTCCAAAACCTAAATCAAAAAAACAATCCCCTAAAAAGGAGCTCACATTAGTTTTAATCATTTGAGCGACGGCTGCTTTGGCAGAAAGATAATTATTTAAAGAAGCACCAAAGGTCCAATCCCCATTTGAATCTAAAGCTCGAACAATCATATCTCCCCCCTCCCGTTGAAGTCCCCTTATTCTAAGAGGCCTCCTATCTGTGTAGCAAGTGTAGAAAGAGAGCTTGCGAGTGAAGTTAAAGAACTGACAATGACCGGATTTAAAGGTGAAGGTGACCCGGCGCTTCCTGTGACTGCAATAAAAGTGGCAGCATTGGTGGTCAGAGTTGAGATGAGATTTTGAAGATCCGTCATCAAGCTCTGTAAAAGGGTATTGAGGGTCGTTGAATTCGATGGGTAAGTATTCGTAATCAAAACTTTTGAAACTTGAGGATTCACTCCTAAAGCAGTCATGGAATTCGGAGTCATCCCAGCTCGGATTAAAGCCCTCACCGTATCGTACTGAGTCAAAATATTCGGTAATGATCTTACGCCGACTAAACAAATCGCATCAGAAAAAGAATGAAGTCTGGGCGTTGCAACCGGAGAAGTCGAACTTCCTGCAAACCACTGGTCTAAATCACGGTCATTAAATAACAAAAGGCATTCATCCCCTTTTTGAATCGGAAAGGTCAAAGCCGTAGAGCCGCCTCCTAAACAAATCACTGGAGCTTCTGAAAGAGTCGGGTAAGAAACAAATTGAGGCTCGTATTGCTGGGTTAAAGGATTTAAAACATAAAACGTCTTTTGATAATTGACACTGACAGTTGCTGTTTGCTGAGTCTCATCAAAAGATTGAATGGTTCCTAAATGATGGCAATTCAGATTAATCAAAAGAGATTGTCCAAAACGGTCCAGCAGATCTTTTAATTGAGGATTTGTAGGAACAAAATTCTGAGGAACAGGAGTGGAAACAATCGGATTAGCCATTAGCCTACTCCTGGAATGATTTTTAGATTTTCAGTTGAAAACATCCCTAATGTCGTAATCACATCCCCGCAAACGGCCTCTGAGATCATCCCTCGGTGTTTCACTGAAGTGATTTTATAAAAACCGTTAATTCCCTGATTCGGAGTTTGAGTAGTTGAGATCGCCCCTGTTGTGCTTTGAAGCTGAATGTATTGGCCTGCCTGAATGCCCGGTTCAAAAAGAATGTCAAAGGTCAGGATATTTTGTTCTCTGACTGGGGTTCCTAAAAGTCCACTTTCAGAATTCACAATAGGGATAGACCCTTGAATGCATTCGTTATTGCCTAAACAATGTGCAAAACTATTATCAATAAA